ACACATTCATGCGAACAATGGGAGCAGAAGTAATCAACGGTTTGACATCAGGCAGTAAGATAACAGCTAACTTGTTACGTTTTACAAACTTGTTAACAAAACAAATGTCTGTAAACTATGAAGAAATGACAGACGCACAACTTGGTAGGATATACAACATTTATCAAGGTACGATTGACGATATAGATACATACATGTCTGGGCCACCAAACCCATTAACTCAGGGGTTTGAGTTCTTCATGACGTTACCAATGTATGGTGCTTCAGTAATGTTATCAGACAAAACAGAAGCAGATAGTGCATTAGATAAAACATTGAACCTCACAGGTTCACTACTTTCTACTGCTATCGAAGGCAGTCCATATTTATCTTTAGTGAGACAAGGTGTTTCCGCATCTATAAAAGGCAAAGCACCTACTTCTTTTCCAAAAGAACTTATCTATGCAGCAGAAGAACAAGGAATGTTAGATGCATTGATAAGAGATTATAACTTGGTAGGATATAAGTACGATAGACCTGGGGCTGCACTAGCAAGTGATGGCAAATACTATACGTGGGGGACAGGCAGCGCAGGGGTAAAACAATATCAAAAGTATTTAATGAGAAAAGCAATAGGGTATTCTGCATTTCAACTTTTTACAACAAAAGGTTTGGACGAAGTGTATACAAAAACAGGCATGTCAGGCATAAGTAATCTCATGGTAAATACACCACCAAGTAGAGGTGGAGCAGACTTTTTAAAAGCAGGTATGTTTGCAGCAGAAGATAAAAGATTTACAAGTCCGTACGATCAAAGTGTAGAGATTGTGTTGCCAACAGCATCAAAGTATTATAAAGCATCTAATAAGCAATCTTTAAACGTATCGCAAGATATGGCTTATTCATTGTTCATGCTGGGGTTGGCTACACCCACAGGTGCAAATAACTTGGAAAGGCAGGTACTTTTTAATATGCGTAACACTTTGACAAAACTGCGAGAGTTTGACAAAAAATATAAACCTAAAGAGTAGACTATGGAACATTACAGATTAGTCGAAGAGTTTGATACTCTAGTAGCTACGTCTTACGTAGGCTTTGAGATCTCACCTACGCAACGAGAACGTAACACATTCAGTTCACTATCAGGTACACTATCCGCTTTGTGGATTTATGGCGATACTTTAAATGGTGCGAATGCTTTGACAGTTCGTGTAACAGAAGACGAGGATGGAGACAAGTGTATCATTGCAGACACACAGGTAGGCATTGCGCAAGGTTTGACGACAACTACGAAGACATCATCAGTAATCAAGATAGAGATTGATGTAGCGGATACATGGCCCAGCAAAGTATGGGTCAAGACTGACACAGGTTCAGTGAACGTCAGGCAAGTCAAGATTACCTGGAGAGTTTGATGTCTGTTATCGATGCCAATGCCAACGCATTCCCAAATAGTAGTGGTGCTTTCTCAAATACAGAAGTAGAATCTGATTTATCAAGTCAGGTTAACGGAAGTACACAAAGCTTTGTTACTCCCTTACCATTTAAAACAGGGAGTTTGGTGATATATTACAATGGAGTGAGACAGAGAACAGGGATAGAAATCACTGTGGTCGATGCTCGTAACTTCACAACATCATTCGTTCCTCAATCAAGCTCAGTCTTGGTTGCAGTATATCAATCATTATAGGAGATTACCCAAATGGCTATCCAACTTTTTAGAGATCAGTTAATCAACTCAATCATCGACAGCAGTAAGCTCGATGACAATGCTATAATCGAAGCGAAAATAGCGGCAAATGCCGTTGCCTTCGCGAAAATCAAAAGCTCAGATATAGAGACAAACCTTTCAAGTTCTGCATCAGCATCTAAGATTGCTAGTGCCGCAGCTATTAAAACTTATGTAGACGCACAAGTACCTGACACCTTTCAAGGTGGTGACGGTATCGTTATCGATGCATCCACATCACCCGATACAATCAAAGCAGACTTGGCTGCATCAAACCCAGGTCTATTCTTCGATAGTGCTAAGCTATCCGTACAAGTAAAGTCTGAGTCTGGGGGAACTATCTCCAAAGACGCGAATGGTCTTTTCATTGCTGACGGTGCAGTTGGGAATGCCAAGCTAGCCGGATCCATTGCGAATGGTAAGCTTGCAAACTCTACCATCTCAGGTAAAGCACTTGGTACAAACCTTGATACACTTCAAGCTGGTAATGGTTTGGCTCTTGCTGCTCCTTACAACGGTTCTGCTGCTCAAACTTTGGACCTACAACTGGATGGAAGTACCCTTTCAAAAGGTGGATCAGGTCTTAAAGTTGGTGATGG